TTTCTCACTTGATTGTTACGTTCAAGCACTACGGCGCCACCATCACCAGCCGCTCGAGTGCGATAACTTGGCAACGGGAATAATCGCACCGATTGCTTAAAGCCGTTGCGAATTTTAAGCAAGGCCACATCACCAAATTGCACTAGATTTAAAAATGCAGCCTGTACTTGTTGGGCGCTCATACCACCTGATATATAACGACTAGCTGCCATATTGGCGCGGCTTACTACAATGCCGCCGTGCTGGGCATTGCGGCGAGTAAGATTTGCTAATAAATGACGGTCTACGGGCGGCTCCCAATAACCGTCCATATCGTTATAAAACAACGAGTCATAATCGGTTAGCCACATATCTGGCATAACTTGTTCAGGTAAGCTAAACACAACGGGCGCATTCTTCTTGGTTGGCTGGTCTGCTTGTTGCTCAGCGTTTAGATCTAATTCTGCATGGTCCATCGTGATTTTCTCTTATGTGCATGGTTAAGGGGTTCGTTAATAACAGCGTGGCTGATAGCAAAAAATACATCTGCATGGCCTATAGTGTTATCACGACTGGCTTTAAACGTAATCGCGCCACCTGAATCGGTATTGGTACGGCGTATTGATAGGCAGCTCATTGCTATATCTTTATGGGTTGCATCCCATTCAATTCGGCCACCTTCAATCAGATCGATCATTTTAAGTACTAAGCGGGTTTTACTACCTACGCTGTAATGTATGGCGGTGGCTTCACGCGGATAAAGTGTGCTTATTGAATCAAATACACCCGCACCAATGCCGGTGGTATCAACGCCAATGTAGGTAACGCGATACTTTGCGTATATTTTCTGAATCTCACTTACGTGGTGTGAAAAGTTCATCCCGCGCCAGTAGTGTTTTTCGAGTATACGGAACTTTTCACCCGATTTTTCTGGCGGGGCAACAACCACTAAAGCTGCATTGTCGCGGGTGCGTGAAGGGTCGTAACCTAGCCATACCTCGCGGTTACCAAATGGTTGTGCTGCACTTGGTTTGTGATCTTGCCAACGGGATGCATCGACCATGCATTTTTCAAGGTCGCTGAATTTAAATATACTGTCTGCATCATCAACAAAGATGCACATAAACAGGTTATTAAAATCATCGGCGTTGTATTCATCGCGCAGTTCGTCAATATCAAAGAGGTCACAACCCCCATTTTGCGCATCAACAATGGTTACTACATAGCGCCATTGTTTATCTGGGCAGAGCCTGCCGCCATCGCGTAATTCATCAAAACTAGGAAATTCGATTTCTTCACGTTCAGCACGGCCTTGTCGCCAGTGATCACCCGTCCAAAAGGTATAAGCGGGGTGTGCTTTTGTTGACGGTGTTGAAAAGTAAGTTTTACGCCACTTTTTATGGGTTGCCATGGCACTGGCAAGTTTATTGAGCTCGTTAAACTTACCTATCCAAAAATACTCATCTATATAAACATGGCCGTGGTAACTTTGCGCCGTTTTGCTATTAGTACTTAAGAACCGTAGCTCAGCATCACCGTGTTTTGTGTGTAACGTAATTGGGTTACCAGTTAACTCGATTTCAAAGAACTCATTAGCAATAGCTACAATGTAACTGCGGAAAACCTCAGCTTGCGCACGACTGGCCGATAAGAATATTTGCGGATCACCACTTAACACCGCATCTTTAAACGCTTCACCTGCAAAGTAATAGGTTGCGCCAATTTGACGGCTTTTAAGAATGTTTCGAATACGTTGATGCAAGTTTGCATGCATCGTTTTTTGGTATTCAAACAGTGAATCGTACCAGGTGGCAAAATCTTCTTCGGTTAAATGGCTTACATCATTTTTACGTTTGCGGCCTTTTGGCTTTGAGTTGCTTTTACCGCTTGGTTGATTTGAGTTGGCCTGACTGTTTTGAGGTTGCGGATTTTTTGTCGCTTCTTCTTGCGCACGTTGTTTTTTAAGCTTTACATGCTTTTCAATAAGCATGTCGAGTTCTTTTATTTGATTACCTGTTTTATCGCTAATATCAGTTAAACAAACAATGCGTCTTGCAATAGCTTCGTCGACTTCTTCTTCACGCAGTAAGTCGCGCCAGCTATATTTATCAGCCCAGTAATAAACAACACGATCATTAGGCAAGTCTAATTCGCTACGAATTTCACTTGGTGTGTAGTGTCGTAAATAAAGCCGCTTTGCTGCTTCGCGTATTTCCGGTGAATAAGCCATTTAAGTGCTAATTACTCATGTAAAAATTGATAACTAGCGACAGTGTATTCATTTATAATAAGCTTATAACTGACTAAAAAACCTACCTTTTCCTAGAATCTCAATCTAGGAATTTCTAAAAATCAAACCGAATGAAACGCCCATTTTTTAGGGCTATGCTGCGCTTAAATATTGGTTTTAAGCAACACGGCAGCGTAATGAGTAAACAGACAGGTTGGGTAATTGCAGCAACTGAAGGTGCAACGGTAGACGGCCGTACAATTACTAAAGCATGGATTGAAGACATGGCCGAGCTCTATTCAGCTGATGAATACACCGCGCTTATTTGGCCTGAGCATTTTCGTTCTAATTGGGGACCTTTTGAGGGTAAGAACTGGGGTGAAGTTGATGAAGTTAAAGCCGCTAAAAAAGGTGGCAAGTTACGTTTATTCGTAAAACTGACCGCAAATAAATTCTTATTAGATGCCAATAAAGAAGACCAAAAGCTATTCATGTCGATTGAGGCTGATCCTGATTATAAGGGCGAAGGTCGCTGTTATTTGACGGGCTTAGCGGTTACTGACACACCGGCATCAACTGGTACTACACGCTTAAAGTTCTCAATGGGCGAAACCGAAAAAAGTCATGAATATAGCCAGCTTGAAGAGCTTGAAATGAGTGACTTTGTGTTCAGCAAAGAAGAGTCAACCACACCTTTAGCCAAAGATAAGCAATCTAAATTCATGAATTTATTTGCGCAAATGGCAAGCCTATTTACCACTGATCAGCCGAGTGTTGATGAACAACACGATTCCACCGAGGACGAACCTATGAACAAAGAACAGTTTGAAGCCCTAATGGGCAAGTTTGAAGGATTAGAAACCAAGGTAACCGACCTTGAAACTAAATTCAGCAAACAACCAACAGGCGAAGAGAAACCACCAAAGGCCGAAGAAACCCCGCCAGCCGCAGAGCCTGAAGGTGATAAAGGCAAAGCAGGTGTCACCTCTGAGCAATTCAGTCAGCTTTTAGAAAAGATGGATGGCGTTAGTCAAAAGGTATCCGGCCTAGAAACCAAATTTAACGCGCTTAGCCAAGAGCAAGAAGACCAAGAACCTAACCCAATAGGCGGCGAAACCGTAGACCTGGTTTAACCCAGTTCTTCTTTTTATTAATGCATAACAGAGCGAGATAAAGCATGCACTTAAATCAAACAGCCGCTGGGTTCTTACAAAAATACTCGGTGCAAGTAGCAAAATCATTTGGTGTAGAAGACGCATCACATAAGTTTGCTATTTCTGACCCAATGGAAACAAAGCTTCGTGCCGCGCTTTTAGAGTCGGTCGAGTTCTTACGCATGATCACCACCATGCAGGTGGACCAAATTAAAGGCCAAGTTGTAAAAGTAGGTAACTACGGTATTGCGACAGGTCGTAAAGCGGGTGGCCGTTTTACATCAGAGCAAGGCGTTGATGGTCATACCTATGAATTGGTTGAAACCGATTCATGTTCGGCAACAACATGGGCGCTGTTATCTACTTGGGCCAATGCCGGTAACTTAAATGAGTTTATGAAGCTCATTAACCAAAATGCCACGCTACGTTTTGCACTCGATATGCTGCGCGTTGGCTTTAATGGTGTGTCAGCAGAAGCGACAACAGACCCAGTTGCAAACCCTAATGGTGAAGACGTTAACAAAGGCTGGCATCAAATCGTTAAAGAAAAAGCGCCTGATCAAATCATGACAGACCCTATTTACTTTAATCCTGATGCTAGCGCTGAGCTAAAAGATGGCGAGTACAAAACGCTAGATGCCATTGTTACTGAGCTTAAAAATACGTTTATTCACCCATCATTACGCAATGACCCGCGTTTAGTCGTGCTAGTAGGTGCAGACCTAACAGCCACAGCACAAACAAAATTGATGAACCAGGCAGACAAGCCAAGCGAAAAAGTTGCTGCCCAACAGATGGATAAAAACATTGGTGGTATGCGCGCTTATACGCCGCCGTTCTTCCCGGGTAAACGTATTGCCGTAACGATTTTAAGCAACTTGCATATCTATACGCAAAAAGGCACAGCACACCGAAAAGCCAAAGACGAAGAAGACCGCAAGCAGTTTGAAAACTCTTACTGGCGACAAGAAGGCTACGCAATCGAAGAGTTTGAAGTGTACGCCGCTGTTGACGAAGCTGCCATGAATATTGGTCCAGCCCCAGCAGCTTAATCGTTAATTAAAACCTGTTGCTAGGCCATTAACCGCCTAGCAACGAATACCAATTAAAAGTAGGTAAATGCCATGAGTGCCATTGCTGATTTTAAAAAACGTCGCATTGCTGCAAAAGCAAAGCAAAAAGCAGTTTCTGAAACTGGCAAAAAACTAGTTGATACATTGAAAGGCTTGTCTGATGAAGCCAAAGAAAACACCGCGCTTAAGTTGCTTGCGCAGTTGCTTGGTTGCGATGAATCAAAAGCAATTGAAACCGCGCAAGAATATGTTGATCAGAACATCACATTTTTTGACAAAGGCTTTGATCCTGCCAACGGTGAAGAACAAACCGTGTTTGCAGAAGTAACGCTTGATGATGAAAACAATGTTGAAAGCGTTGAAGTAAAGCACGTTGAAACTACAACCGATGAGCTTAACACAAGCATAGCCAATGCTGACGATGCTGCAGAGTCATTAGCTGATAGCGCCGAGCAAGCAAGCAGTGCGGCAAGCAACATTGAAAGTGCCGCCGATAAAGCCAGCGATGCAGCCAGCGACCTAGCTTATAGCGCCGATGATATTCATCAAGCGAACAGTGAGTTAAAGGAAACGGTTGACGAGTTAAAAAAGCCGTCGGAGGAGCAAAAATCCTCCAATTCAAAGAGCAAAACGCAGCCAAAAAGCAACTCGCAAAAGTAAGCGTGTCGGGCAGTGGTGAATATGCACCTAGCCTACACCTACAGCTAATTGAATTAGACGAAGACTTAAAACGACTAAAAGGCTTTGTGCGCCGAGCTGACAAGATAGCTCATAAGCGCGATGTATTACTGCCTAAGTGGTTACCAATTGTTGAAGACTACTTAACGAAAGAAGGCAAACAAAATGAAGACAACCCGATTTTCTCGTATTGCACTGTATGGCTGTTTGATGTTGGCAACCTCAGTCGCGGCATTGAGCTTGGACTACGCGCCATTGAGCTTAACCAGCCCATGGTTAAAAGCATTCGCCGCCAGTGGCCTGGTTTTATTGCCGACACTGTTTTTGATTGGGCGCAAACGCAAGCAGAAAAAGGCCACAGTATTGAGCCTTACTTCGGGCAAGTGTTCAAGCTTGTTGCGGATCATTGGAAATTACCAGAGCAAGTTACGTCTAAATATTACAAATTTGCGGGCCTTGCGTTATTGCGCACGAAAAATGGCGAAGTTACGCCATCGCACGTTGGCGACTTGCAGCGCTTACAGCAAGCCGATGGCTATTTAGCTAAAGCGCAGGAACTGCATAAGCACGCACAAGTTAAAACCGTAAGAAACAAAATAGCGATGAGAATTAGAGCGCTTGCTGAGCTTAACGCACAGTAAGCAAACCGTCTCCAAACCCTCCAGTGCATTAGCTGAGTGTTTTAAAAGGCGACTTTTAAATAATCACTGTGACGCTAACTGCACTGACCCTATGCAAAGGTAAATGGCATGACATTCGGATTTGAACATACAGCAGATGACAGCATTGAAATTGATGCTGATAGCGGCTGGCCTGTGCTTAGCACAGAAGAGTTCCGTAATCATCGCCGCATACCTGAATATTATGAAGAAACGGTAATTGCTGATTCGCTCAACCGTAGTGTGTTAGAGGTTCAGCAGCAAATTAATAATTATATTGCGAAAGGTAACACGGATGTTTCTTTCACCCTGATTGATGGTGTGCCGCTGTTTAACCCCAGCCAAGAAAGTGTTTACCGTGGCGCCGTGTATGCCCGTTCACACAGTGATCTTATGGGGTACTTTTCGGCAGTTGATCAAAAAGAGACGGGCAATAACAAAGCTGAAGATGTTGAACAGCAAAATCAAATACTAGCGCAATCAAACCGCAGTATTCGATTATTGCTTGGTCTTGGCCGTGCGGGAGTGCATTCGCTATGAGCCAAACTATTAGCCAGTTACAGCAAGTCTGCGAATTTTTAGTTGTCAGCTTAAATGGTGCAATTCGTAAGAACAATATTGATGCTTGGCAAGAGCGCGGCAAGTTAATCATTTGCAATTCAGATCAAGGCCAAGACGGTTATTTAGTGGCGAGGTGGAAACACACAGCCATTATTGCAATTGAAAAATTCCCACATAAAAAGGTTAACCCTTACAACCTGTTTGCCATGGTATGCGCGTTTTTAATTGATAGCGAGTGGCAGCGCGACGAGTTCGGTTTAGATGATCCCGAAATAGACATTGATTTAATTAGTGATGACAACGCCACGGTACTGATTGAATTAGAACTGATGGATGACATTGAGCTTATCCCTGATGACAACGGGCCTGTGCTGTTTAATGGTGGTCGTTACTATGTATCGCTTGCACCAATTAACGTGGCTGAAAATGTCGATGTTGATGTAGTGGGGCGCGCATGAGCATTGTGATCACTCCAAACAAACGCCAAGCACTCAGTGCTAAGCACCAACTACAGCTTTTAGCCTTACCAGCGGGTAAACGAGTGCGTGTTTTAAAAACACTCGGTCGTCACGAACGAGCGCTTGCTCGTAAGCGCATTCGCACTCAAACCACGGTAGATGGTGAAAAGTTTGCACCGAGCAAAAGCGGTAAAAAAGGCAAGTTACTTAAACGCATGGGCCGAACACTTGAGCCGTATGTGAAAAGCAGCAACCGCTTAGAGCTAAAGCACAAAGCAGGTTTAACTGGGCGAATTGCTGCCATGCACCAAGAAGGTGGCACAGAGCGAATGACGGCAAGCCGAATGGTACGAATTCACGGAAAGCCTGATTACAAAGCGCCGTGTAC